CTGAACTAAGAATATATGTTCCTGAAGTACCAGTTGCAGTAGTTCTTTTTTGAATTGAACCAGCTGTAAAATCATAAATTAAATATTGGCTTCCAGTTAATCCAGGTCCAGAAATTGAAAACCCTGGAGCAACTTTCATCGCGTCTCTAGAGTTTGCAGTATTTGGCACAAATGTTGTAGATGATGTAGCGCCAGCAGAATAAAGCTTATTTAAATTAGTATCTAATGATAAACCGGTACTAGATGCGCTTCTATGAATCTGACCTTGGCCATCAGTCCATTCATAAACTGCTTTATATTGGTATTCACCTACACCTAAGAAACCACCGCCAGAATAAGAACTAATAGATAAATCTTCAGGATATAAATTAAATCCTTTTTCTACAATGTTCTGACCATCGTACATAGATACGATACCGCCAGACATATGCATATTATTTCCGATTGTTTCTAATTGAATTTGATCACCAAAAGTAAGAAATGCAGCATTCACTCCTGTTTGAGTTGTTACATCTCCATTTACAGAAGTTACAAAATCTTTAAACTCAAATGCTAATTGAATAATATTAGAAGAAACTGTGTTTATTTCTGTAAGCAATCCAATACTAGATAATCCTCCACCTAATGATGGAGCTATTTTAGCAACTACCGATCCAGATTCTGTACATAAAAAATATGTACTTTGTAAAATAGATTGATGAGTAACTACTACATATACATTTGAATTATATTTAAAAGCTTTAGAGAATAGCCCTACTGATCTAATGTAATCAGAAGCTGTTCCAACTGATCCTGCTAAAGTTACAGTATTTTTTCTTGTGTATTGATTAGATCCAACAGAACCATCCGCTGGATAAAATGTCTCAGCTACTTCGTAAAATACAACAGCGTTTGATGATTTAAATACACCAGTTACGTTCACATAAGGAGCTGATCCAGATTCAATAGTTGTAGGTACAAGAGTTGTAGAGCTTAATGCGAAGTTAGTAATAAAGTATTTAACTGTATTACCAGAGCAGTAAGAAACCCATACATTGTTAGACGCATCACTAAAAACACTAAGAGCAGCACTTGGTGTATTTACCTGATAGTCTGTTGATTTAACTAAAGCCGTACTAATAGAAAATAAACTTGTTTTAGATGCTGAGTCTGAATACGCAACAACAAGCTTAGTTGATATAAGTTGAACGTCAAAGTACGCAGCTCCGGACGTAACGAGAGTTACCACTGAGAACGATGACGTCGGTAGAGTTGTGTCTACCTTGAAATACTTAAGCACTAAACCTTCGTAAAAGAAGATTAATACATAAGCACCAATTGCTTTAACTTTAGGTTTAACTCCAGTAGAGCTAACAACACCGTTAGATACTAATGATTGTCCTGTTATTGTATCAAAAACGGAATAGCGTATGCCACCACTAGAATCCTGCCAAGAATAGACAGAGATACCGCTAGAATGAATAGCTGAATCAGGCTGTGTTTGTTCATATGAATTTCTTACTATTGATTGAGTACTAAGATCAACAGCAAGTTTTCCGCCTTTTAGATACTGTTTGTCATCATGGGATGAATAAGAATAAGCATTAGTTCCATCAAATGATATTAGTTCATTTTTAAATGTGCCAATTGCATTACCATTTGTTAGCGCAGTAGAGTTATTTAAAACACCATAACCAAATCTTTTAGTGAACTTACCTACTTTACGAAGAGATGCGTTCTCTAATACAAGGAGCTTTCCAACTAACACTTGTTTTGAGTCAGATTTAGAATCTACACCTTTGCTAAAACTAATTGGAACGTGCTGAACTTCTAATGCCATATGCTCCTAGAATACAAAAATATTAACTACACATGCAACAGATGAATTTAAAACAATAGTTTTATCGTTACTTGTTTTCTTATAGATACTAGATACCGCGTTAATATCTGTAATAAACCAACCCGATAATTTTCTTCCTAGCTTATGAGGGATCTCATTATCACCAACAGATAATGATGTGCTTTCAAGAATAGTTCCAGAATTGAGTGGATTAGATCTTGAAGCTTGAGTCGCAGATCTTGTATTAGCTTGAATCTTTTCAAGGTTAACATCGTTAGTTTGTTGGTTGCCTAGCGCTGTAGACATTAATATGAACCCGATCCACTACCGTTAGGCCATTCATAATTAGAAAATGATGTATCAGACACTGTTTTAGGAAATCCAGCATCTCTGTTTTCTGCTGCATCTTCAATTCTTTGAGTAATAGCCATTTTCTGAGCCATTAAAACTGAAACATCTGATTCTTCTTTTTGCATGCACTTAATAGCTGCATCAATAATAACGTATTCATTCCATCCAGAGATACCATCAGCAGAATCATCATCACTGTCTAGTGTTGGCATTCTAGGAACATACCAAATTCTTAATTTTTGGTTAGCTTCAGCTATAGGAGTAAACCAAATCTTATTTCCACGGATTCTATAGCGTAAATTAGTAATACCGTAGAAAGATTGAAAGTTAGGAGCTGCGTATCTATTACGTTCAGCAAAATTAAACGGCTTAATTGTTACATAACTGTCTGTAGAGTTTGAAAGAGCAAGATCAACACCAAGAAGCTTATAAAAATTAGCTGGTAACGTGTAGGAATCTGAAACTCCATTGGTAGTAAAATTATAAGCAGGAGCAACAAAATAGTCGTTTCCATATTTTTGTATTAATAAATCATATAACTCAAAAGAGCTTTGGTTAATGTAAGAGTTAAGCTCTGTATCAGTTACAAAGTTGGAATGAACCATGTCCGCTCTCTGTCTTACAGCGGTTCTTAATTGCGATAATGACATAACAGTAGACATGGTTTACCCCTTTATTGTTTAGAATCCTCTACTTCATCCATTTCTTCAATCATTTCGTGAAATGACTTCAAAACATTAGCAAGGTCAATAACACTTTTATCGTTAATAGCTTGCATGATGTCTTGTGCGAAGGCTTGGTAAGTAGCCATAGAATCATCACCTGATTCCATAGATTCTTCATTTTTAACCTCTTGATGCTTACCCATTTTAGAGATAATCACCATTGCGGCTTTTTTCTTATCGATTGGAAACATCTTAAACCCCTTTCTTATGGAGCTGTAGAAGTTTTAAGGATCAATTCAATTTGCATTTCTGCACCAGATGCAGGATCTACAGCAGTTCCAGCGAAATCTTGGCAAAGAATAGCAATGGTTTTAGCACTGTTAACCGATTGGCTAACTACTTGTACATTTGCTACACCAGCAGTAGTTGCGAACATAAAGTTCACGCTGCATTTGAATAAATCTACGTAGATGTCATTCAAAGTAATTGTGTATGCACCTGCACCAGTTCTAGAAATAGAAGCGATACCTTTTGATTTAACTGCATTGATTGTTGGAGCTCCAGTTGCACCAATTGCTACTTTTCCAAATAGAACTGCTTTGCCGCGCTCAAGACTTAAATAAAACTGATTATATAAACGATTCATGATTTCTCCTTAGGTATGGATAATTCTTATGAATGCCCCCACTCATAAAAATAGGGATGCCCATACAATTATGGACACCCCCAAAGATTAATTAAGCAGAGAACTTGATTTGTCCGTTCCAACCTGGAGCATTAGAGCGAAGTTGAGCGTAGTAACCTACACGAACTTCACCAGCATCAGCGTTAGATACACGGAGCATTTCCAAACCATCGCCGTAACGAAGGATTTGTGGAGCATCTCCAAGAGCTTCAAGCTTCCAAGAATTCATAGAAAGCATGAATCCACGAGCAGACTTACAGTTACGATCAGGGAATACCTTGATCATGCTGTTAGCGCCGTTAACCATGATTCCGCGGAATCCAATTTCAGCTGGGCCTTTGAGATCAACGTACTGAACTTTAGAGCCTAAAGACTTCTCAAGTGCAGAGTAAGTTGCAAAGTTAGTGATTAGAACGTCTGGTTTTCCACCTTCACGAGCAATCAAAGAAGAATGATCAATGATCGCTTCTTCGATAGATTGAGCAGAACCATCATAGCTAACACCAGCCAAACGAGTAACATCAACTGAACGGTCTACACCGAAAAAGTTGTCACCAGTTGTAGGAGCTGTGAATGGCAACCATGCATCAAGACCTTTGATCTTAGCATTGTTGTCACCTTGTACTAACAAGAAGTCATTTGCAGTCCATCCAGAAGGTGAACCAGCAGAACCACCTAAAGAAGCACTTACAGTTACAGTTCCTGCAGAACGGTTAACAGCAATAATGTAACCAACAGCTGCACGTGGAGTACCGCCATCAGTAGCATTAGCATTAAGAACCATGTTCTTCTCGAATTGAACAACATCAGCTGCATTGCTAAGGGTGATAACACCAGTAGAAATTGAACCGATTTGGCCAATTGAACCTGTTCCAGAACGGAACAAAGAACTTGCTAAAGAGTTAGTGATAGAGCGAATAGCAGAATCAATTAACAACTTAGCGCCATCCAAGAAAGCCATTTTGTCAGTCTTAGAAGCAAGCATAGTTTCATTATCGATAGTCGCTAAAGAGTAATCTTTAGAACGAGTAAGCAAGAATGATTCAAGATCAGGAGCACTTTGGTTAGCTTGAGCATAACTGAATGTGCTTGAACGACCTTGAGATACACCTGTTTGAATAGGGATTGGTTTATATTTACCACCGAAATCAGTTCCTTTGCTAACCATAGCAAGGAATGGGTTATCGCTGTAAACGAGATTTTCAACAACTTGACCAGAATACAACTCTTTAAGAGCCGCGTTCATGGATACGAGATCTAAATTAGCCATGTTTTCCTCCTTAAGGAAAAATTAAAATTATAAAGTTTGTTTGGTGCGTAGCTATCGCTTTTAGATTTACTTACGGGTGCATGATCGCGGTAACATGCGTTTAGTGGAGCTTACTTATGAAACATTGAGGCAATACTTCTGTGATTGGAGCACATGATACTACCTCAATGATGACACGCTCTAAATGAGACACTTTTAGTTTGGATTATTTATCCAAGTGCTGCAAGTGCTCTTTTAATTCTTTCGTTCTCAGTATGAGCAGGCAAACTTGATGGAACACTAGAAGCATTAAGATTAGAGTTAAGAGTTACTGAATCTTTCTTTTCTACTGAATCTTTTTTAACATCATCTAGTTTAAATTTATCTTTGAATTTATTGGTATTTGCTATTTTTTTAGCTTCACCTTCTAAATACTCTTCTACCTTAGATGCAGCATCATCAAGATCTAAAATCTCTTGTGTCTTTTCATAATGTGCTTCAATTGTAGAGATAACCAAGTCTTGTGCGTCGTATAAATTCACTAACTCGTACGTATCTTTTTTAGCTTCAATGTGTTTTTTTACATTATCTTTAAATTGTTGAATTACTTTTTCTTCTTGCTCTTGAAGTTGTTTTTCTTGAAGTTCAGCCTGTGACTTTTTGTCACGCTCTGCTTGCTCCATGAAAGCATTTAACTTCTGCTCTAGCTCTGAAGTTTTATCTTTTTCTTTTGGCTTACCACCATTAAGCATGAACTGAGTTAACTCATCGTAACTTAATCCAGCTTCAGAAAGATAATCAAGAGGGTTAGTTTTAGCTTCCTTTTTCTTACTTTCAAACTGTTCGTATAACTTAAGTTTCTCTTCTAGTTCTTTTACTCTAGCGTCTACAGCTTGCTTTTCAGATAAGATTCTTTTCTCTTTCTTAGCAAGAGCTGCAAACTGAGAAGATAAAGATTCTTTCTTCTCAGGTACAACAACTTCAGGTTTAACTTCTACATTTGGCGCAATTTCTGGCGCGATTGGACTTTCTACTTTACTTACTTCTGTAACTTCCATTCTTCCTCTTTCTTATGCCATAGGCATTAAATCACTTGTTGGGGGAGCCATTGGTACTGCAGGAATGCCTTGTTGTGGTTGTGGCATCAATGCAGCAGCGGCTTTCTCTTCTAGTAAACCTACTTGATCAATGAACTGTCTGATTAATTCAAGCTTGTCATCTTCAAGTCCATTCACTTTACCTTGAGAATAATATTCAAGAGCTAACTCACGAGCTAGTTTCAAATCATCATATGGCTCAGGTGGAGTGTAATCACCAGACTCCATGATCTTCTCAAATACTTCGTGAAGATAATCTTCTTGAGAGTTAGCTAGAGTTTCAATTTGTTCCAAGTCTGGGAAGTCTAACAAACGTCTACCAGCACGAGCGGTCAACATTCCTGCCTGCATGTACTCAGTGATGGTTTGTAAACGTCCAGCAGGATCATGTGGGAATGAAGAAACTGGATAAACTTTCATGATGAAAGAATCATCTTCCATTTTCACTTCTTTCCACTTAATAGATGATATGAATTTATTCCCAGGTACTTTAACTTCTAGTGATACATCTTGCTCATAAAGATCTTTAGCGCAATCAAGCGTAAGATCTGATAACTCTAAGAAGAAATCTTCATAGTGTTTACCAAGAACAGTAAATCTTTCTGATTCAATGTCATTGTATTCACGTAATGCAGCTCCAGAGTTTAACCCAGCTGGCTTTTGAGATGCTGCTGATAATTGAGATACGCCTAATTTCTCGTAAGCTGCTTTCTTAAGATTCTCAACTTGTGCATATAGTTCTACAGGAACAATTGCAGGAGTAATGTATTGCGGTGGAGTATCTGTGTACTCAATGATTGCACCAATATCATTATTCAAATGTTCTTTAACTACTTTGTTACCAATTTTATTTAATAGCTTGAATGATCCAGCTAAATGAATAGATCTTTGGATAACCCACAAGATTTTATTAATCTCTAATTGAAGATTTTGGATCTGTTCAGCCCCAGATTGTCCCCAATATCCATTTAATCTTTTAGACCATTGAAGTCTTGCGAATGGAAACTTCTGTTTAGTATATGGCTCATCATAAAGAGTGCATCCAGCAATGGTAATACAATGCTTGCCATCTTTAGCATCCTTACCACTTGGGAGCTTCCATGATTCAGTAACTAGAACTTGATCAGAGATGGTTTGATAGATACCAAAGTAATCATCGTAAACAGATTTAGAATCCATGATCTGTGATTTATACTTAGGGAACTTATCAGCAAGAACGTCTCTATCTACAGGTTTGATTCTGTGTATTTGACGAGGCTTCCCACTAATACTTTCAAGCTGATCAACAAAAAGCTCACTGCATAGAGTTGGCTCATACTTGATTCGTCCATTTTCATGATATACTTGCAAAAATCCATCACCGAGGACAGCAGCATGGAGCAAAACGTCCATTCCAAGATCATACGCTTTATTCTCATAGAAAATCCCCTCAACAAATTTATCAAGCTTCTTAGCTTTACGTTGAATTTTATAATCCCCACCTGATGTGAGAAACATCGGCTTAGGTTTGTTCTTACTCATCTTAGCAACGATTGTATCGATACCAGATTGAACCACGTTGTAAGTCACGCGATCTTTTTGTCCTGTCATGTTGTTAGATGGTCTAGTAAATGAAAGACCATTTAATCCCATGAGTGAAATGTTGTTATAAAGTTTAGATCCTACTTGAGCTTGAGTAAGTCTTGCAGAATCATAACCAACGAGAGTTTTAACTGTTTTCTGAACTGAGTTAGATAGTTCATCTCCTGAACACATCCACCATTTTTTGTTGATAGATTCTTTTTCTGTGAAATCACCAGAGGACATAGACTTATAATCAATTTTGCTCATCTTTTAGCGCATCCTTTCGCTCGGCACGTAATTTATCAAACTCATCAGTAGACCACATTAGCATTTCATCATCAGTGGGCATGCGCTCGTCTGATTCAGATACTGCGGAGTAATCAACCGCTTTTGGTTTAGCTTTTCTTGTAAACTTAGGGAAAAACTCAACCGTTACACCCTCAACCGTTGCTGTCTTTACGCCTAATTTCTTAAGCGCCGTTAATGTTTCTAGTAGCTTCTTATTATCCATTAGTATTATTTCACATGAACTCTTCCATATTGTCATCATCTTTTTTAATGATCGAATCAAAAGCGTAGTTGAACATATCATCCTCGATCTTAGTGTAATGTTCTGGAGAGCCCGGAATGATTTTGTTAGGTAATGGTTTTTCAATCCAGTGCATAGCTTCACGGTAAGCATAAAGAACTGAATCGATAATGTCTGAGTGATATTTATCACTTATCTCTAAGATACCTTGTCGTTTCTTTTCTAAGTTCCACTCAGTGAGTGAGCAATCTTGAGCGAATGCTGAATCTGATTTAGCCATGAAGTTAGATGTTCTTAGTGCATCGTCTAGTAGTTCTAGATATTCATACTTACGAGATTTCTCAGCGGCTGCGATCGGTAGCGCATAACGGCGTGTGAGCTCTTCACCAATCTTTTTACCTAATCCACCTGTATCCATAACGATCTTCATTGGAGAGTATCGGTCATAGAGTTGTTGGATCTGATAAGCAAGTTCTGTGATCCCTTGTTTCTTCACTACAACTTCTTCAAGTAAATAAGCTTTAGGTGTGTGCTCTCTCCATCCAATGACAGATATGGCGTCAGCATCATCATAACCAATATCCACACCGATCACATAATTCCACTTACCGGCAGGATTGATATTATCGTAATGATTCTTGCTTGCTGTATAATGCAAAACCATGGACTCAGTATCAATAGCCCAACGACCAAAACACTCTCGCTGAATTTTAGGGTGATTAATATCTACACCCATACGCTTCATATCCTCTTCAACTAGAGACATGACCGGCTTTCCGGATTTACGTTCTAGATGAGGATTATTAAACATTGTCCATTGATGATGAGACCATTCAGGAGATGTCGCACATTTATGGAAGTAACCAGTTGGAACCATGCCGGGTGTCCCAATAAGACAAAGTGTTCCGTTGTAATCAAAAAGTGCAGCACCTAGTACATCATCCACTAGCTCTTCAATGTATGTTCTAAATGATTGAGACTCATCAATGTAAACTAGAGAGATAGCTAGACCCCTGAACTTCTCAATCTCTGATTTATCTTTAGCTCCTGAGATGTAGATCACTGAACCGTTTGGATGAGCAAGGGTTAACTCTGTATCGTTAGTTTTAAACCCAAATCTATACTCTTTGTTTATCTTGCATATGTCCCGCCATATGATTCTCTTAGCGTTCTTTCTATCAAGGGTGATGTAGAGACATGTTCTGTCTGCATTTGATTTAGCATGTGAGAGAAGATGAACAGCACATGAAATAGTCTTACCTGCACGACGAGAGCATACAGCAGTCTTAAACCTG